GCAAGAGCTTTAGCAAGACACGTAAGCGAAGGCGGAAACTTATACGATGACTTTGGTAAACATATCGTTTCACTCAGCGAAGAATTATCAAAGCTACGTCAATTTAAAACTTACATGAATCGTTCAGCTGTAATGGCAGAAGGCTTGAAAGGTTACATGGATCTAGTTAATGAAAGACTTGATACAATTAAAACTGAAGTAATGAAATTACAACGTGCAGGTCATTACGCAGAAGCTATCAAAGACTTTAGTCCAGTGGTAATGGAAGAAGTTCCAGAAGAATTACAAAACAGTTGGATTGATGAATTAACTATTAGAACTTTTAACGAAGAACTAAAAAGTGTGTTCCCATACATTAATAAATTAGTAAGTGAAAAGAATAAGATACAAGAAGTAGGTCCAAGTGATATGGGCATGAACAAATACGGTTTGTCAGCAGTACACAAGGACGGAAAGTTTTATTCTTATAGAGATGGAAAACAAACAGGTGGACCATTTGATTCAATGGAAGAACTTGCTAAACATCAAAAAGAATTAATACAAGACGAAGCTAGTGGACACGAAGGTGGACAAGAAGCACACGCACACAGAATAGACATCGAAGGTGACTACGATGAAGACAGAGGCATTTCTGAAAAAGATTGTGAAGAAATGGAATATGCCTGTTCTAAGGCTGGCATCGATTGTAAATGTGAGCCAGATGAAATGAGTCAGGGTGGAGTTATTGTACACACAATGGCACCACGTGATGCAGTAATAGATGCTTTGGACAAAGAAGGTTATACTGTTAATGAGAACGGTGAACTTCATCCAGAAGCAGAATTCGAAAACGAATTATCCATGATAGTGGGAGAAACAGAAGATGCTTTAATTAACGGCGAAGGCAAAGACCAAGAAGCCGCGATTAAAAAACTTAATGGCTTGATGGCACAGCATTTCCCGGCTGGTGTTAACGGTAACAATGCTGTTCAAAGTTTAAAGGGCATCATAGATGACCCGATGCTACTCGATATGTTTAAGAAAGTAGGAACTAAAGATGCAGACCAGTGCATAAGACCATTAGTAGTAAAATACGTAAAAGCAAAAGCACCAAGCATTATGTCAAAAATTGATACAGGTGACTTGGAGCAAGAACCTACAGAAGATATTAAAGACAAAGAAGATTATCAGGCTAAGAAAAAAGCTATCCAAGATATCCAAATGGATCCAAATACGCACAAAGACGAAAAACTTAAAAAAGAAGTTATGCGTAAAAAAGCAGAATTGGATTCAGAAGCAAAAGAAAAAGGCTACAAGGAAGATGATGACACTATTGATGTTAAAATGAATCCAGACGGTAGCATTGAAAAAGACGACAAAGCGATGAACCAGGAAGATGACAAATCACCAGGTGAGAAGTTAGAAGAGCTAGTCAAATCACATTATGACTATACTACTAACTCATTTCCAAAAGGTGAAACTGCCATTGTAACTGCTTGTGAAAAAGAATTTGGTGACAAAGCAATACCATTTGCAGTTAAGATGATCGAAAGACTCAAGGACGGTAAAGATCGCGAGATGGAAAGAATTAAACACCTAGCAGGTGTATAAGAATTTATAAAGTCACTTTTTTGGCAAACAAAGACTTGACTTTATAAGTATATTAGTGTAGTATATAAAACTGTGCTACACTATTAAGGCGCAAACAAGCAACGAAGGCTTAACAAATTATAGGAGGCTTATATTATGGCTACATTAGCAGAAATTCGTGCAAAACTAAAAGAACAGGAAACCCGCTCATCGGGAACTTCCACAGGCGGCGACAACGCCATTTACCCATTTTGGAACTTGAAGGAAGGCGAGACATCAACTGTCCGTTTCTTACCTGATGGTGATGAAAATAATACATTTTTCTGGCAAGAACGTTTGATGATCAAACTTCCATTTGCTGGAATCAAAGGTGAGACAGACTCTCGCCCTGTACAGGTACAAGTACCTTGTATGGAAATGTATGGGGAAACTTGCCCAGTACTTTCAGAAGTACGTGGTTGGTTTAAAGACAAAAACTTAGAAGACATGGGACGTAAGTATTGGAAAAAACGTTCATATGTATTCCAAGGCTTTGTTACAGACAATCCTTTAAAAGAGGATTCAACTCCAGCAAATCCAATTCGTAGATTTATTATTGGTCCACAAATTTTCCAAATTATTAAAGGAGCATTGATGGATCCAGATATGAACGAGTTGCCTACAGATTATACCGCAGGTGTAGACTTTAGGATTGCTAAAACATCAAAAGGTGGTTATGCAGACTACTCAACATCAAACTGGGCTCGTAGAGAGAGACCATTAGATGAGTCAGAGTATAAAGCTATTGAAGATAGCGGTTTGTTTAACTTGAGCGATTACTTACCTAAGAAACCTTCAGAGGTTGAAGTAGGTGTAATTAAAAAGATGTTTGAAGCATCGGTTGACGGTGAAGCATACGACATGGAACAGTTTGGTCAATACTTTAGACCAGCAGGTGTAAGTGCAAGAACAGGTGATCCTGTAAAAGCATCTACTCCAACTCCTGCTCCAGCGGCGGCTCCAGTTACTGAAACTGCTCCGGCAGAAGCAGTAGCACCAACAACTACTGAGTCAACAACTGCTCCAGCAGATAACAATAAAGCGGAAGACATTCTTGCAATGATCCGCAATAGACAACAGTAATATTATAGGGGTGTGTGTAATGCACACCCCATATATTGGATTAAGGAGATACAATGGCTAACAGAGCATTTGACGTTTCTAAGTTTCGAAAAAACTTAACGAAATCTATTACAGGTATGAGTGCAGGATTTAATGATCCGACTGATTGGGTTTCGACAGGTAACTATGCACTCAATTATCTTATTAGTGGCGACTTTAACAAAGGTGTGCCAATGGGTAAGGTAACAGTATTTGCAGGCGAAAGTGGTGCAGGTAAATCATATATTTGTGCAGGTAACATTGTAAAACACGCACAGGATCAAGGTATCTTTGTTGTTCTTATTGACTCAGAGAATGCACTTGATGAAAGTTGGTTACACGCATTAGACGTAGATACATCAGAAGAAAAACTACTTAAACTTAATATGTCAATGATTGATGACGTAGCTAAAACTATTTCAACATTTATGACAGACTATAAGGCAATGCCAGAAGAAGAAAGACCAAAGGTATTGTTTGTTATTGATAGTTTGGGTATGTTGCTAACTCCTACAGACGTAGATCAGTTTAACAAAGGTGATATGAAGGGTGATATGGGTAGAAAACCTAAGGCACTTACATCACTTGTAAGAAATACAGTAAACATGATTGGTTCGCACAACGTAGGACTAGTATGTACTAACCATACTTATGCTTCGCAAGATATGTTTGATCCAGATGATAAGATCAGCGGTGGTCAAGGATTTATCTATGCAAGTTCAATAGTTGTAGCAATGAAGAAGCTAAAGCTAAAAGAAGATGAAGATGGTAAGAAAGTAACAGATGTACGTGGTATTAGAGCGGGTTGTAAAGTTATGAAAACTAGATATGCAAAACCGTTTGAAGGCGTACAAGTTAAGATTCCTTATGAAACAGGTATGAATCCTTACAGTGGATTAGTAGACTTGTTTGAGAAAAAAGGACTGTTAACTCAACAAGGTAATAGACTTAAATACGTGGACAGTACTGGTAAAGAAAATTTAGAATATCGAAAAGACTGGGATGGTACGAAGTTAGAGATAATTATGAATGACTTCGATAAGTTATCCACAGAGCCGGAAACTGTTGAAGAGGAAACTATTAACCCTGAGGAGTAGACTTTATGGACGGTACACAGATAGTAGAGACTTGGCAAGTATTTAAAGAGTATTTGGACAAAAAGCATATTGAAACTGTAGCAGAAAAGTTTGTAGATTTATGTGCAGACTTTGGTACAGAAGATGAAGCATTTAGAGATGCTTTAGGTTCAGATCATGACTTAGATAAAGCTATTGGATATTATTTGGAAGAAGATGTAGATGACTTAGATGACAACTACAATGATATTGACGAGGATTATTAATGGGTTGGTATTCTGATATTGCTAAAGACGTAGGTAATATACCTAAGGCTATACAATACTTTGAAGACGAATTGATTGAAGCAAAAGGTCAAATTCGTATAAAAGGTAACGTAGAAAAGGCCGCGGCAGAGATGCCTGGTATAGTTGAACAACGTTTCAATCAACTACAAGAGCTTGAAGCGATATTAGAATATCTCAACATTGAACTTCGCAGATTACGTAGTAGTTTTTTTAAGAAGTATTTAGAGAATTATGCGAGAGCATTATCAAGCAGAGACGTTGAAAAATATGTAGACGGCGAAGCTGATGTTGTTGATTATGAAAAAATAATTAACGAGTTTGCACTAATGCGTAATAAATGGTTAGGCGTAACAAAGGCACTAGATCAAAAACAATGGCAACTTACTAACATTGTGAAGTTAAGGGTTGCAGGAATGGAAGACGCAAGTCTGTAATTCCAGATTAACATAACAAGGAAATAAAACTTTATGAAGATGAGTGAAACTCAACCGACTAACATTGCCAAACAATATGGTGGTAACGTTAGAGAAACTGTAAACCATGCGGAAAGAACTGACCTGCCAGGTTCTAGACAAAAAATTCAGAAATGGGATATGATTCCTAATGCAGACTTTGTTCAAAGAGTTGCTGGAGAATTTGTAAAAATTATGTCAGATGATCTTTTCAAAGGTAAGAACATTGTTCTGTTTAGTTTACCAGGTGCCTTTACACCAACTTGTTCAGAAAAGCAATTACCTGCATACGAAGAAATGTATGATAGGTTCAAGGCGGCTGGCGTAGACGAAGTGTATTGTGTATCAGTTAATGATGGTTTTGTAATGAATGCTTGGGCAAAAGACCAAGGCATTGAGAAAGTAAAACTATTAGCTGACGGTAATGGAGACTTTACTGACTCAATGGGTATGCTTTGTACTAAAAGAGCAAAAGGATTTGCTAACAGAAGTTGGAGATATTCATTGTATGCTAAGAACGGAATAGTTCAAGAAGCATTTATTGAACCTGGATTTAATCACAAAGACGAGGACGATGATCCTTACACTTGTACAGATCCGGAAACAATGATCCAATTCATAGAAGCTGACGCAAGATAAAATTTAAATACAACTATGAAAGTTGTATTAGTCACCGGCGGCTTCGACCCGTTACATTCAGGACACATTTCTTATTTTAAAGAAGCAAAGAAGCTCGGCGACAAACTAGTCGTCGGGCTTAACTCTGACGAATGGCTCGCACGTAAAAAAGGTAAAGCCTTTATGCCAATCAAAGAACGTGTAGAAATAATCCGTAACTTAAAAATGGTAGATGATGTTCTGACATGGGAAGATGATGACGATTCTGCCTCAGGTGCTATCTTTAAATTAATGGCTACATCAGGATACAACTGCGAAATCATATTTGCTAACGGCGGAGATCGAACACCAGAAAACATTCCAGAAATGAAACTTTGGGCTGATAGAGTAAAGTTTATGTTTGGTATAGGCGGAGAAGATAAAAAGAATTCTAGCAGTTGGATTTTGCAAGAGTATAAATACCCTAAAACAACAAGACAATGGGGGTACTACAGAGTGCTACACGAAGACGGCCCTACAACTAAAGTCAAAGAATTAACTGTTGACCCAGGCAAATCATTATCAATGCAACGCCATCAAAAACGTTCCGAGTATTGGTTAGTAACAGAAGGTACTGCAACAGTATATACAATTAATCGAGCTTCAACAGATTATGAACTACAAGGTGTATACGAAAAACATCAGTCATTAAGAATTGACGAAGGTGAATGGCACCAGTTAGCAAATGAAACAGACAAGCCAGTTAAGATTGTAGAAATACAATAT